GAAATTTATAATTTTATAAAGGATAAAGAGCAAACCCTTCTGTATTCAGACTTTAAAAAACATAGAAAAAGAGCATACACAGTTAAAAATACTGTAAAGATATTTGGAAGATCTAGAATACAGTTAGAAAGATGGATTACAAAAGGGTTGGTAGATCCGCCAACTGGGGCAGTTGCTGGGGGTAAAAGAGTATTTGGAGAATATGCTTATTACTCAGAAGAGGACCTATTTACAATTAGGTCAACTATTGCTACAATAAGTATAGGTAGACCAAGAAAAGACGGTAGGGTTAATGCATCAAAAAATATTCCTACTGAAAAAGAGTTGCGTTCTTTGATTGGAGATGCTATTATGTTATATACAAGAACTAAAGATGGGGAATATATCCCTGTTTGGGCAGAAGAAACGTGGTAATTATGTCTGACAAAACAACAGTATCCGTAACATTAGGGTATACATTAAATTTAGGTAATTTTCAAAGTCTGAGATTAGATTTAGGATGTACAGATTTTGTTCGAGAAGGTGAAGATAAAGATGCAGCAATGGAAAGAATATATGATTTTATTGAATCAAAGGTTGTTGCAAAAATTGAGGAAGCCAAGAAAGAAATAGAGTAGTGGCAGAAAAGCAATTACGTCATGCACTACTTACGAGATATAAAAAACTGGCTATTTTTAATAATATTAATACTAATATCAATATACATGTAGAACAATGGGCTGCAGATTCTTTGATAGAGTCTTATGGTTTAGATATGTGCTATGAAATGTTAGATTATTATTTTAGAATATCTGAAACACCTTCTTGGAAATGGTTTGCAAATAATGCAGATAAATTATATAAAAACTTGCAAGGTAAAAAAGAAGATGATAGAATTAGAGAGTTGATGAAAAAACAAGCAAAAGATTGGTTAAATAAATAATGTCAGCAGATCTAGAGGGTAAAGTATTATCTGCTGTATTAAAAGATAAACAGATACATATATTATTACAAGCAAATCCAGATTCTTTATTTAAGACTCATAAAGATGTTTGGGATTTTATTAGAACTTATCAGGAACAAAATAGTTCAGTACCCCCAGTTAATTTAGTAATAGAAAAATTTAGAGACTTTGATCCAGTTGGAGAGATCGGTGGAACAAAGCATCATTTAGAAGAATTAAGAACAGAACATCTACAAAGTAGTTTAAGTAATGTCCTTATGGATACAGCAGGAAAGTTAAAATTAAATCAACCAGTAGAAGCACTAAACAGTATTATTTCTAAGACTGCTGATCTAAAAAGAATTACTGCAGAGATTAGAGATATTGATGCTGTAGATATAGATGATGCTGTAGCATACTATGAACACGTAAAGGAGATGCATGATCAAGGCATTCACGGTATTCAAACAGGTCTTGCAGGTTTTGACAACTATCTTCCTGCGGGTATTACTGCTGGTCAGTTTGGCATTCTTCTTGCTTATCCTGCTATTGGTAAGTCTTGGCTCGCACTTTTTATGGCTGTTCAAGCATGGAAGAACGGAAGAAAACCGCTTTTTGTTTCTTTAGAAATGACAGAGTCAGAAGTTCGTAATCGTGCATATACAATTATGGGTCAAGGAATGTGGTCACATAGAAAACTAAGTTCTGGAATTATCGATACAGAATCATTTAAGAATTGGGGCAAGACTCACTTAGAAAGAATGCCGTCTTTTCACATAGTTTCTAATGATGGACTAGGAGAAGTGTCTCCATCAATTTTGCGGGGTAAGATAGATCAATATAAACCAGACATAGTATTTGTTGACTATATTCAATTAATGCAATCAAATAATTATACTGATAATGAAGTAGTAAAAATTAAAAATATATCTAGAGAGTTAAAAATTCTTGCTATATCTGAACAAGTTCCTATTGTAGCAATTGCATCAGCAACACCAGATGATGCAACTGACATGTATACCGTTCCATCACTTGGACAGGTAGCATGGTCAAGACAATTGGCTTATGATGCAGATTGGGTATTGGCATTAGGTCGTGCACAGGGAAGTAGTATTTTAGAGTGTGTCTTTAGAAAAAACCGTCATGGATTTTGTGGAGAGTTTATGATAGATATAGATTTTGATTCTGGAAGGTTTATGTATAAGGATACTGAGGGAACTGCTTAAACACAAGATATAATTAAGTATGTCTTACAACCACAAAAGAATACAGAAGTTTTCCCTAGAGGGTGAGATTTTTGACGACTCTCATATCTCAAGATTAAAAGATCAATATATTTTTATGATCGTTAATGGAATGAGAAATAAGGGTTACGTTCCTAGGTATGACATTGACACAGACTTTACTATAAGTTATAATGGTAAGACATTTGATTTTAAATTATCGGTTTACGGAGTTCATGTTGGAAAAGGTAAAGCAAGATGTATACTAGGAATAGACAAGAACACAATCGTTCAATCTCATACTACTCAGAAAACCAAATCAGAAGAAGTCTTTTAGCCTCTGGCATAGACATAGTATCAGAAGTAGATATAGACTTTATTATTTATTGTCCATTTCATAATAACTCAAGAACACCTGCTGCAGAAATACACAAAACAAATGGAATGTTTTATTGCTTTGCTTGTCAAGAAACCAAAGAACTTACAGAAGTTATTATGCAAGCCTCTGGTAGATCATACTTTGAAGCAGCAAGACTTATTGACTCTAAATCAGATAATAGAAATTTAGTAGAGGTATTACAAGAAACATTAGATAAAAAAATAGAATTTAAAGAGTATGACCTAGAGGTAATAGAAAGATTACATCAAAGTGTATTTACAAATCCAAAGGCTATTAAGTATTATCAGGATAGGAAAATAGATAAAGATAGTGTAGTTAAGTATAAACTTGGATACTCCGAAAAACAGGATATGGTAACTATTCCAGTTTATTCACCAGATGGACTATGTTTAGGTTTCGTTGGTAGATCAACAGAGGGCAAAGTGTTTAAGAATACACCTGGCTTACCTAAAAGCAAAACTTTATTTAATTTACAAAGAGCAAAGAGATATGACAAAGTTTTTGTTGTAGAATCATCTTTTGATGCAATAAGGCTAGAGCAAGTGGGGGTTCATGCTGTTGCAACCTTGGGTGCTACTATTTCAAAAGAACAAAGAAAACTTCTAAAGCAATACTTTAATCAAGTTATAGTTTTAGGAGATAACGATGAGGCTGGTCAAAATATGTCAAAGAAGATGATTGCATATTTTGGAACAGGTTGTATGGCCCCACCGCTTCCAGAGGGTATAAAGGATGTGTCCGATTTGTCTAACGAAGACTTAAAAAACTTTGTAGATAGATTTGACGACATGCTATCCTCTATGCTAAAATAGATACAAGGCTCATTTACAGAGCAAACATTAAGGAGAAAAAAGTATGTCAATTATAAAAGGTCTAAAAAACATTGAAGCAATTATTGATAAGCCAAAATCAAATGTTTCAGGAGAAAAGGTAAGTTGGCTAAAATTAGATGATGGTCAAAGTACCCAAATAAGATTCATTAGTGAATTAGATGCAGACTCACCAACGTATGACGAAAAGCGTGGTCTTGCAATTGTTGTAAGTGAACACTCAAACCCAGATGACTATAAGCGCAAGTCTGTTTGTACAACAGACACACAAGGTCGCTGCTTTGGTTGTGAAATGTTTAGAAAAGATCCAAAGAGTGGATGGAGAGCACGTCTAAGATTCTATTGCAACGTATTAGTTGATAATGGAATTGATGCACCACATGTTGCAGTATGGAGCATGGGAGTAAGCAAGGCTGCTACTTTTAACACAATTAGAGAATACGCGTCAGATTCTCCAAGTATTTCAAATATGACTTGGAAATTAAAACGTAATGGCAAGGGAACAGAAACTAACTACGTATTGCTTCCACAAAAGCAAGACTCAGATCCATTTAATTGGGGTACTTATGAATACCCTAACTTAGAAAAGGTTGTTAGAGAAGTACCTTATGCAGATCAAGAAAATTTTTACATTGGTTTTAGTAACCAAGCAACCTCAACATCTGTTGACTGGTAAACAATTTGGGGGAGCGAAATATCTCCCCCATCACATTAAGGATTAAATTTGAATTACGCACCTCTTCACGTTCATACTCATTATTCACTTATGGACGGAGTAGCGACACCAGAAGAATATTGTAAACGTGCAAAGTCTTTGGGGATGCCTGCTATTGCAATTACAGATCACGGTGCACTATCTGGACATCGCCCAATGTATCGTGCCGCAAAAGAGCAGGGTATAAAACCAATCCTTGGTATAGAAGGATATATAACATTAGATAGATTTGATAAAAGAGATAAATTAGAAAGAGCAGGAGATCCTTTAGATTTAGTTTATAATCATATAGTTATTCTTGCAAAGAATCAAAAGGGTTTAGAAAATTTAAATAAATTAAATGAATTAGCATGGACAGAAGGATTTTATAGAAAGCCTAGAATAGACTTTGAAATACTAGGAAAGTATAAAGAGGGATTAATTGTTTCTACCGCTTGTCCTAGCGGCATGATTAATAAGGCTCTTGAGTTTAACGAATACGCTGTTGCCAAAAAGCACTTGACTTGGTTTAAGAACACCTTCGGTGATGATTTTTATGTGGAAATAATGCCACACAATAGTCGTGAGATGAATCATGAACTTCTAAGTCTAGCAGATAGTATGGATATAAAGGTAATTGTTACTCCAGATTGCCATCATTCACACCCTGATCAAAAGGTAATTCAAGAAATTATGCTTCTTTTAAATACACATGCCAAGTTAGATAAAGACGCTAAGTTTGAAAAGTCACAAAAGATAAGTGACCCTATGAAGAAACTTGATTACCTATATGGTGAAGATCGTCAAATGTCATTTAGAACATTTGATATACATTTATTATCATATGAAGAAATGAAACAAGCCATGAATATGCAGGGTATAACTAGAGAAGATATATACACTAATACTTTAGATATAGTAGATAAGATAGAAGATTATGATATTAAATCAGGATTAGATTTGCTACCCACAAAAACAGATGATCCTCATCAAGGACTTGTTGATTTAGTTTTAAAGGGCATGGTAGAAAAAGAATTATATGATATTCCAGAATATAAAGAAAGAATGCAAGAAGAACTAGATATTATTAGAGATAAAAACTTTTCTCCATACTTTTTGATTGTAAGTAATATGTTGAATTGGGCTAAGGAGCAAGGCATATTAGTCGGTCCTGGTAGAGGATCTGCCGCTGGATCACTAGTTTGTTATGCTTTAGGAATAACTGATGTTGATCCAATTAAATATGGACTTCTATTTTTTAGATTCGTAAACCCAGACCGTAATGACTTTCCAGATATTGATTCAGACATTGCAGATTCAAGACGTGACGAGTTAAAAACATACCTAGAACAAGAGTATAAAAACGTTGCTTCTATTGCTACCTTTTTAGAGTTTAGAGGAAAGGGTATTGTTAGAGATGTTTCTAGAGCATTTAATATACCTTTGTCAGAAGTAAATAAAGTTTTAAAAACAGTCGATGATTGGGATGACTTTATATCAAGCAAAAGCGCTCAATGGTTTAGATTAAAATACCCAGATGTAGTTAAGTACGGAGAACAACTTCGTGGTCGTATTCGTGGTACAGGAATTCACGCTGCTGGAGTGGTAACTTCTAAAGAACCTATTTTTAAATATGCACCAATGGAAACTCGTACTGCTCCAGGAACTAAGGAAAGAATTCCAGTAGTTGCTGTTGACATGAATGAAGCAGCAGATATTGGACTTATTAAACTAGATGTTCTTGGATTAAAAACTTTAACGGTAATTGATGACACAATAAAGGTTATTAAGCAAAGACATAAGATAGATATCAAATTAAAAGAAATAGATCTTGATGATAAAAAGGTTTATGAAATGCTTTCAGATGGAAGAACTAAGGGAGTGTTTCAGTGTGAAGCGGCACCTTATACAAACTTATTAGTAAAGATGGGCGTTAGTAACTTAGATGAACTTGCTGCATCTAATGCTTTAGTAAGACCTGGTGCTATGAATACAATTGGTAAAACTTATTTAGCAAGAAAACACGGAAGAGCAATTACAGAATATATTCATCCTATTATGCAACAGTTTACAAAAGATACCTATGGGTGTGTTTTATATCAAGAACAAGTAATGCAAGCCTGTGTTTATCTTGGTGGAATGAGTATGACAGAATCAGACAAGGTTCGTAAAATTATTGGTAAGAAAAAGGATGCAAAAGAATTTGACGTGTTTAAAGAGAGATTTGTTACTGGTGCATCAGAACATATCACCCCATTCAAAGCAGAGGGCCTATGGCACGATTTTGAGGCTCACGCAGGGTACTCATTCAACAAGTCACACGCAGTTGCTTACTCTATGCTTTCATACTGGACAGCATGGTTAAAGTATTATTATCCTATTGAATTCATTTATTCATTGCTAAAGAATGAACAAGACAAAGATGCTAGAACAGAATATCTTATTGAAGCAAAGCGTATGGGTATATCACTTAAACTTCCTCACATAAATGAATCTGATAGTGATTTTAAAATCGAGGGTAAAGGAATAAGAATAGGACTATCCGCTATTAAATGGATCTCTGATGGTATTGCTTCTAAGATTATAAGTAAAAGACCATTTAAAACATATCAAGAGTTTTATGATTTTGTATTTACTAAAGGTAGTGGAGTAAATTCTAGAGCACTCTCGGCACTAGATGCTGTTGGGGGACTTACTTTCCCAGACAACCCAAGAGATGATGTTAAGGTTAAAGAAAATCTTTACGAGTACTTAAACCTACCAGAATTTAAAACTACAGTTCCACAACACTATTATGCATACTTAGATGATGTTGAAGACTTTGAAGAGTCAGGAGTCTTTATTCTTATGGGTGTAATTAAAAACATTAAACGTGGTAAAGGCTGGTCTCGTGTTGAGTTAATGGATTCCACTGGAATGGTTGGAATATTTGATGATGAGGAAACTAAAATAGAGCCAGGCAAGACATATGTTATGGCGGTAGCAAGTAATAGAATTATGGAAGCAGTTCCAGTAGATGATATAAAGGATTCTTTGAATAATCCATTAATTAAGTTTTTAAATTATAAAACTTTACCCTATGGAAATGATGAGTATTATGTGCTATCATTTAAACCTAGAACAACAAAAACAGGAAAGAAGATGGCCAACATGATTGTTGCCGATGCAAGTAGAGATATGAAACCTATTGTAATATTCCCAACTAAATTTTCAGAGGGATTTATGAAGTGTGAGCCAGGAAAGGCAAAGAAAATGACTTTTGAAGTAACAAAAGATGGAACAGAAATACTCAGAGAGGTAGTAAATGGTTAATAAGATGGACGATAAAATACAAGGAATATCAACAGAAGATTTTCTTTCACAACTAGAACCAAGTTTAAGAAAAAGATTAAGTAATGCTACTGATGTAGAAATTACAAAACAAAAAACTCCAAGTCCTAGTTTAAATAATGCACTTAGAGGTGGCTTTGCATACGGAAGACAAGTTTTAGTTTGGGGTAACAAGTCTGCTGGTAAATCATCATTTTGTTTACAGATGATTGGAGAAGCACAAAAAGAAGGAAAGTTGTGTGCGTGGATAGATGCCGAACAATCTTTTGATCCTATTTGGGCACAAAAACTTGGGGTAGATACAGATAAATTAATTTACTCTGAAGCAAGAACTATTAATGATATGGTTGATGTCGCTACTCAACTAATGAAAGCAAAGGTAGATATATTAATTGTTGATTCTATATCAGCATTATTACCTGCTATCTATTTTGAAAAAGACTCAGCAGAATTAAAACAATTAGAAAATACTAAGCAGATAGGTGCAGAGGCTAAAGATATGACCAATGCAGTTAAGATGCTTAACTATGCCAATAATCAAGAAGCCAAAACACTGTTGGTATTGATATCACAACAAAGAAATAACATTGGTGCAATGTATGCTTCTCATATGCCTACAGGTGGACAAGCAGTTAAGTTTTTCTCAAGCACTGTAGTTAAACTATGGTCAAGTGAATCAGAAAATCAAGCAATTAAAGGTAAGATTGCTGTTGGAGACAAGTTAATTGAATCTAAAATTGGCCGTATTGTAAATTGGCACGTAGATTTTAATAAGACTGGTCCAGCATTTATTAGTGGATCTTATGATTTTTATTTTGGTTCTGAAGAAATAGGTATCGATAAGGTTGCTGACTTGGTAGATACAGCAGAACTAGTTGGAGTAATTGAAAAAGGTGGGGCATGGTATACAGTTTTTGAAGAAAGACTGCAGGGTAGAGCAAAAGTAATTGAATACCTAAAACAAAACCCAGATAAGTTAAAAGAACTTGAATCAAAACTTAACTCTTAAATATACTATATATAATGGCAAATTTATTTGTCAAACATGTAAAGCAATAGTAGAAACAGCAAGGATGTACAAAGAAAAGCAAGACTTGACTTGGATGTGTGCTAACAAGCATATATCTAAAGTTAATTTTAACGTAAGGGGATATTAATGAGTGAGCGTGGAGAACTAAAACGCATTGGTGCCAAGCAACACATTAATTCAGGCAGAGGACCAGTCAAGGCTGACGGATCGTTGGATGACTTCGTTGTAGATGTCAAGGAATATTCCAAGTCCTACTCCGTTAGCCAAGACTCTTGGGCAAAAATAGTGTCAGACACAATGCAAGTAGATAGGAAAAAAGATCCAGTACTTATGGTTGTACTTGGAGAAGGAAATAAAAAAGTTAGACTTGCTATAATTGAATGGGAAGTATTCGAACAGTTAAGAGAGAACAATGGATAACACAGTAGATCTATTAAATAATGTAACAAAGTTTAATGAAATATCAGAGTATATGCAGGATGAAGAATTAACTAAGGCATTAGTTATGATTGCTAAGTTGATTGCTAATCCAGATATACCCCCAGCAAAAGCAACACTGTCTATTACTCAGTTACAAGCATACTCAGCAAAGTTTGCAATGCTTGCCTCTTGGTATTCTCATGTAAAGAAAGATGAAAGAGCAAAGAAAAATATTTACTATACAGCAAGAGAAGCGGTAGACAAATTAGTGGATGCCCTTAAATATAATGTAAGGAACTTCTAGTGACTAAAAGACTAATGAAAAAAATTGTTCCAGTTAAAGAGGTTTCTAAAGAAGAAACTAAGATTGATACTAAGGCAATAATTAAAAAAATACACGATGGGTACGAGCACAAGAAGGGTATGACCTTTAAGAAAAGAGTAGGCTTTACTCCTTCTGGATTAACATATGGGGCTGGACATTGTCCAAGATTTTGGTATTTATGGTTTGAAGGAAATGAAGCAGAAAATAGTAACGACTGGTATTCAGTTGCAAACATGGACTCTGGTACTGATAGACATACTAGAATTGAACAAGCAATGGAAGATGCTGGAATACTAGTACACAAAGAATTATCCATTAAGAATGAAGATCCTATTATATCTGCAAAGACAGATGCAATTATTAATTGGGACGGTATGGAAATACTTACTGAAATAAAAACATCCAATGAAGAATCCTTTCATAGAACTACTAAACCAAGAAACTATAATATAGAACAACTATTAATATATATGAAGATATTAAAGAAGTCATTTGCTTTCTTAATATATGAAAATAAGAATACCCATGAATTAAAGTTCTTTCCTGTTAACTTAAATCAAAAATATAAAGACTTTATAAACTATTTCTTTGATTGGATGAGAAGAGTTCAAAAGGCTTTTGATGATAAGCAACTTCCAGAAAATCCATATAGAAATAAGTTTGAAAATAAAATATGTAAAAGTTGTGATTTTTTCAAGGTGTGTCAAACTAAACCAGTTGGAGACATTAAGATCGAGGCTAGGAAAAACCTTGAATGAACAAAATATGTCAATGGTGCGAAAAAGATTTTTTTACAAAAAATAAGAATCAGATATATTGCTCTGTTGATTGTAGAACTCATGCCACAAAACAAAAAATTACACAAAGATATCAGATGTCTAAGTTTAAGAGCAGGTTCGGAAAAGAAAGAAGATGCGCTGGAGGGTGCGAGACTTTGCTAAGTGCTTATAATGACGAGACATTCTGTAATTCTTGTTTAGTTAATAATAAAAAGGTAGACAAATTTATTAAAGATATTAAGGATTATTTTGATTATGAAAAAGAATAGACTATTAAGTATAGGACATCCAAGTAAAATTTTAGCGATAGATGCTTCAACTAACTCTATGGCTTTTTCTATATTTATAGATAAAGAATTACATAAGTATGGAAAGATTAATTTTAATGGTAAGCACGTATATGAAAAAGCAGGGGATGCTTGTAAAAAATTGATACCATTTCTTAAAGACTTTAGTATTGATGCTGTTGTTATTGAGTCAGCAATATACACTAACTCTCAAAAAACTGCTATGAACTTGTCTTTGGTTCAAGGTGCCATCATTGGTTCAGTTCAAATGTATGAGTCTAGACCAGTAGTTTCTTGTTCTCCAGTTGCTTGGCAAAATTGGATTGGTAATAAAAAACTTACTAAGGAAGAGAAGTTAAAGATTAGAGAGGATAATCCAGGAGATCACTCATTTTCTTGGTATAAGCAAAAAGAAAGAGAATTTAGAAAAGAAAGAACTATTAAATGGGTAAACATAAATTTTAACACAGACATACACGATGATGATGTTGCTGACGCAGTTGCAATAGGTTGGTATTCAAGTAACAATTGGTTTAAGTTAGCAGAAGAGCCTAAAAATGTTGACAAGGCTCAGGGATAGTGATAAAATGAAACTGTATACAAGTAAGGCTTGGCTAACGAAAAGGTATCAAGTTGATAAAAAAACACCAGAGCAAATTGCAAAAGAGTGTGGAGCATCTGTTGAAACCATATATGTTTATCTTGCCAAGTTTGGTCTTAGAAAGTCAAAGAGGTAATTATGGCAGAATATAAAACTCCAAACTTTGAAAAAGAACTTGAAGATAGAATGAAATTCATTCGTGATGTCTCAACTCAAGCACCTGCGGGTAGAAAGATATTAAAAGAATGTCTTGATATAGCAGAATTATTAATAAATAAGAATAAATCATATGGTAGTTCATATAGCCATCCCATTAATATATTTAGTAAATCTGAACCTAAAGAGCAATTGTATATTCGTATTGATGATAAACTTAATAGAATACATAAAGGTAAAGAATATGCATCAGAGGATACTATTTTAGATCTTATTGGATACCTCGTATTATTAAGGACATTAGATGACAACAGATGATTTAGTAAAACACTTAGACCTTGTAAACCAAGTTGCTTCTGAGTACCTAAAAGGCTTTGATGCTTCTCAAATTTCAAATACGCTAGATATTCCACGTCCAAGAGTCATGGCATTGCTTAATGACTGGCGCTCTATGGTCTCAAACAATCAAGCAATTCACGCAAGGGCAAAAGAAGCACTCGCTGGAGCAGATCAACACTACTCATCTTTAATTAGAAAAACATATGAGGTTATAGACTCTGCAGATTCTTCTGCAAACCTAACAGCAAAAACAACCGCTATCAAACTGATAGCAGACATTGAAAGCAAAAGACTTGAGATGCTACAAAAAGCGGGGTTATTAGACAATAAAGAAATAGCAGAACAGATTATTGAAATGGAAAGAAAGCATGACATATTAATAAAGATATTAAAAGATATTGCTTCAAGCCATCCAGAAATTAGGGAAGAGATAATGAAACGTCTTTCTGAAATCCAAACTGAGGTGATTGTAATTGACAACGATTGATTTTAGTGACTTTATAGAAGCACTAGATGAAAGTCCTTTTTTAGAATTTCCAGTAGATGTTAAAACATTTGTTATGAGTAAAGACTATTTAAATCAACCAGAGTTATCAGATTATCAGTATACCCTTGTAGAGTGTATGAGTCAGATATATAAAGAAGAAGATGTTCAAAGATGGTTGGGTAAAGAAGAAGGAAAGGAACATTACAAAAAATATACTAAGCAAGAAGTTATTCTTATGTGTGGAAAGGGTAGTGGTAAAGATCATACTTCTACTATTGGTTGTGCTTATATTGTGTATAAATTATTATGTTTGAAAGATCCGTCAAGATATTTTGGTAAACCATCTAATGATGCTATAGATTTAATTAACGTAGCGGTAAACGCTCAGCAAGCAAAGAACGTATTCTTTAAAGGCTTTAAGTCAAAGATTGAGGGATCTCCTTGGTTTGCTGGAAAGTATGAAGCAAAAGCAGACAATATAGAATTTAATAAATCTATTACAGTTTATTCTGGACATTCTGAAAGAGAGTCTGCCGAAGGTTTAAACTTAATGCTTGCAGTTCTTGATGAAATTTCAGGGTTCGCAATGGAGGGTGCTGGTGGTAATGATCAAGGAAAGACCTCAGATAACCTTTACAAGGCCTTTAGGGGGTCTGTAGACTCACGTTTTCCAGACTTTGGTAAAGTTATACTCCTATCATTCCCAAGATTTAAAGGTGACTTTATTTCCAAAAGATATGAAGATGTTGTTGCAGATAAACAAACAATAATTAGAAAGCATCAGTTTACAATTAATCCAACATTAAGTGAAGAAGATCCAAATAATAAGTTTGAGGTAGAGTGGGAAGAAGATCATATTGAGTCTTATAAATACCCTGGAGTATTTGCTTTACGTAGACCAACATGGGAAATGAATCCAACTAGAAAGATAGAAGATTTTAAGTTAGCCTTTTTTACAGATCCAGCAGATGCACTTATGCGTTTTGCATGTATGCCAACAACTTCATCAGATGCTTTCTTTAAATCAAGAGAAAAAATAGAAAAAGGTTTGTCAAATAGAAATCCATTAGATAGCGTAAGAAGATTTGATATTAACTTTAAGCCAAACCCAGATACGGTTTACTATGTTCATGCAGACTTAGCACAAAAACATGACAAGTGTGCTGTAGCAATAAGTCACGTTGACAAGTGGGTAAGTGTACAATCTTTTAATGACTATGAGCAAATTGTTCCATTTGTAGTTGTAGATGCAATTGCTTGGTGGGAACCACATCGTGAAGGGCCAGTAGATTTAAGTGAAGTAAAAAACTGGATTATAGATTTGAGAAGACAAGGATTTAATTTAGGGTTAGTAACTTTTGATCGTTGGCAATCATTTGATATACAACAAGAATTAAAACAGGTAGGAATAAAGACTGAAACTTTATCAGTAGCAAAGAAACATTATGAAGACTTAACTATGTTGTTCTATGAAGAAAGATTAATAGCACCTCATATAGATATATTGTTAGAAGAACTATTAGAACTTAGAATTATAGGAAATCGTGTAGACCATCCTAGAAAGAAGTCTAAAGATTTGGCTGACGCTATGTGTGGATCAGTTTACAACTCTATATCAAATACCGAAAGAAATAGGGTTAAAGAAATAGACATTCATACCTGGTCTCAAGGTGGTACAGACTCAGACAATGCAGATGATTTTTTTCCAGACAAGATTAAAGGTAGGTCCTTAGATTGGAATGGAGGGTACCGACTTGTCTGATGAAGAGTATGTAAACGAAGAAGACCTCTCAAACATTATTTTGCAGTTGATAGAAATGGGGGCATTGGAAATTAGAGGGTATGACTCTATTAGTAATCAGTTTACATATAATTTAACTCCTAAATGCCAAGAAATAATGCCAGAACTATTTGAAGAGCATTTTAAGATGATCAATGAATTAGCCTTTAAACTATGGTCTAAAGATCTAATTGAACTTACCTTTGATAAAAACGGTATACCCATGGTTATGCCTAAAAATACAGAATATACAAGGTCTGTTATGTATACCCTGCCTGAAGATGAAAGATTCTTTTTAGAAAATCTATTAGATAAATACAAAAAAGACATGAAAGAATAGTGATATAATTTTATTATGCCTTATGATATTGTAAGAAATGGACCTGGTTGCAATGGCGGATATGCCGTAGTTGGTCCTTCAGGAGCAATTGGATGCCATCAAACAAGAGGATCTGCAATTAGACAACAACGTGCTTTGTATGCAGCAGAATCAAACAGTAAAAAATCAATCATGCCAGAAGAGTGGGAAGGAAAGCCACTATACGATGAATTGTCAAGTGCAGAAAAAATGCTTGCTGATTCATTATTAAAATTAGCAGAAGAAGCGGGTCCACTTGATAAAGCAGAAGGAATTTGGGTTGGCTATGTAGATGGTGAAAATAATGAAAATAATTCCATAGGAGTAAACTGTGGAAACTGTGCACTACATAAATCATCAGTTGCATGTGCAATATTAGAAATGCCAATTGAAGAAGAAGGTGCTTGCAGATTTGCAGTAATTCCAGATGGATATGTAACTGCAGAAAATGATATGGATGATATGGAAAGTTACATAGACATGGAAGATGAAATGTCTAAAAGATCTTTAGAAGATTTAGATTTAAGACCAACAGAATCAATGGCAAACAATGCTCGTAGAGGTTTAGAATTAAGAAGAAAATTTGGTCGTGGTGGCACAGCAGTTGGAGTTGCTCGTGCTCGTGATCTTATGAATAGAAATAAATTAAGTCCAAGCACAGTATTAAGAATGTATTCTTTCTTTTCTCGTCATGAAGTAGATAAACAAGGTAAAGATTTTAACAACTCAGAAAGACCATCTAATGGAAAGATTGCTTGGCTTCTTTGGGGTGGAGATTCTGGCTTTGCATGGGCTAAGTCAAAAAGAAATGCAATTATGAATATTAGATCACAAAAATCTGACGGTATATGGATAGATTCTCCATTTAGTTTACAAAAGTATATTGACAAATCAGACTACGACCTGTAGAATATATATAATAGAAAGGGACCGTGATGAATAGTGAAGAACCTACTGAGATTTTACAATCTTTGCTTCAGTATTATCGCTCTAAATGCTCTCAACTTGAATATGAATTTTTATCATACAAGATCATATCAGAAAGAGAACTTTCAAAATTTAGAGAACAGTCTGTTTCAAAAGATAAAAAAGGGTAAAAAGTTTTCTCAAATGCATAAACTTTTAAATAAAGATAGTGTTGATGTTGCTATCGTTGATAAAAATGCTTATTGGGTACATAATAATACTTTTTATGTAGCAGAAATAAATGATTTAGGCGAAATAGATACAGATAATGCAAAGAAGATAGATGTATTTTCATTATCAAACAAAGAAGCAAAAAACTTATTAAAGATCCTAGACTCACTTACAGAAAGAAAGTAAAATGGTTATTGCCGTAGAAGGGACTAAGTCCTTTTCTGATTATGATATATTTATGAGAGCAATGGGAATTGCTTTATCTAATAATACTGATTCTGAGATAACAATATGGTCTGCTGGTCCTCATACTATAAATAGTTTTACTGCTGCATTTTGTAATTCATCAGAAAACTTTTTAAAGCAAAAGGGTTTTAAGATTAAGTTCTCAAAGGCACCAACATTTTGGGTAGCAGATAATTTATCTTATGTTAACTACTTTGCCTTTTTTAGTGCACCTAAAGAATCTTTGTCAAGACTTGCCCAACAAGCAGAACTACTAGAAAGTTGTGAACTTGGAATTTTTAGATATTAGTCTTAATACTTGGTCGATAATAATATTGTTTACACAAATTATATTCTTTACCTGTATGAGCCTAGCAGTTTTTGGGGGTAGAGGAAATATACTACTATTTTCTTCTATAGTAACATCATTCATACTTAGTCAAATAACACTATTTGCATATGGACTTGTTACAAAGCAATTAGGATTTATATTAATACCTGTATATCAAATATTCTTAGTTATGATTACATACATATATATAAATAATTCAAGTGTAGAATTAATGGAGGAAATAGAATATGATAGTGAATAGTTTTGATAAAATGGAAACAATAGTAAAGTCTAATCCTAATTTTGAATGGGATAATTGGACAGTTGTAGTTTATACAGATGATGATGGGTATTATACTAAAAATGGTGTATTTAAAGATAATAAATGGATGACTAAATATAGGTTTGAAATGGTGGATCATGGTGTGTGGAATATTCCAGATAGGTTTATAACACATGTACAAGTTTAATGATAAGGCTTTATGCTTAAATATGGATACAAATTTATTTTTTGATAAATATGAAGAAAATAAAAATGTTGCAAAAACTGTTGACTCTTTGTGTGTTAGTTGTCCTGCACAAAGACAGTGCCTTGCATATGCCGTTAGCAATCAAGAATGGGGCGTATGGGGTGGGATATACTTTGAGGGTGGTAAGATATCTAAGGAGTTTAATTCACATAAGACAAAAGAGGACTGGTTTAATACCTGGTCTGGTGCAGTAATAGAGAGTTCATAATGTATACAGATCAAATGAAAAGAGCGGTAAGAACCTTTAAGGTCCCAAAAGAATTTAAAATAGA